AACGTCGGCCCCTGGCCCATGTCCCAGGCGATGAGCACGGCCTTCGATGTCGCGCGCTTCACAGGTCGGCGCGCTTGTCCAGCGCCCACAGGCGCTCAAGCTCGGGCTTCATCCAGGCGAGCACATGCCTGCGCTCGGCGGCCGTCGGCGCGCCGGTCATGGTCGACCACTTGAGCTCGGCGACGAACCGGTTCTCGACGACCGTCGGCGCGGCGACCACCGTGCCACCGCTTGAGAAGCGCCCGCCGGAACCGGAGTCGAAGGCGGCGGCGGTCCCCGCCGCGGACATCGCGGGCCCGGCGACGGCGATGCCCAGCGGGGTCATGGCGGCGCGCACACCTCCGGCCAGGTCCGCGGCCGCGGCGATGGCCTGCTGGCGGCCCGCGGCGATGCCCTGAGCGAGGCCGGCTGCGACGTTCTTGCCGGCGGCGATCATGACAGTCGAGGGCGAATGGATGCCGAGGGAGTCGAGGATCGTCTTGGCGATGCGCTTGCCCAGCCCGGAGACCCTGGACAGGAGCCCGGCGGTGGCGCGGTTGATACCGTCCCAGAGCCCCTTGATGATCGCGTCGCCGGCGTTTGCCAGCAGAGTCTTCGGGTTCCCCAGAGCGGTGACGATCCGCCCGGGGAGAGCCCTCATGGTCTGGATAACAGCCGCGGCCCCGCGCGTGAAGCCCCCGCTTATCCAGCCCGCGACGTCGGCGAACGTGGTCTTGACGCCGCCGACGAAGCCGCCGAGCAGCTTGGGAAGCCTCTTGACGAACAGCTCCTGCATGAGCGCGACAATGGTGGCAGTGCCCTTGGCGAAGATGCCGACCAGCCCGCCCTTCATGCCCATGGCCCAGGAATCGACCCACCCGGCGAGGCCGGTGAGCTGGCTCTCCTGATCCTTGGCCATGGCCGCGTTTGACCGGGCGATGGCAGCCACCATCCCCTGGTACTGCTTGCTGTTCTCGCCATACTTCGCCTTGATGCGGTCGAGCGTGCTCGTCTCGTTGGCGAGCCCGTCCGCCTTCGCCTGGGCGAGGTTCTTCTCCGCGGCCTGCCATTCCTGGTAGGCCTTGATCGTCAGATAGACCGCCGCGGCCACGGCGGCGATGGCGATGACCCACGCGCCCATGGCTGCGATGGAGAGATTGATCTTCGCAGGCAGCCCGGCGATCATCGTCGTCAGGTCCTTGAGCTTGCCGCCGAGCGTGCCGGCCACGCCGCTGAAGGCACTCTGCGCGGCCTGCGTGCTGCGGTAGCCGTCGGCGAGGCGGCCGAGGACGCCAGGAACCGTGGTCAGCACGCTGCGCGCGATGCTGGCGCCGCTGCGCACCGCGTCGAGGCCCTTGGCCATGCTGCCGAGGCCCCACAGAACAGGCCCCGTGGCGGCCACGATGCCGAGAATGCCTACCGTCACGTAACGCAGCGGCGCCGGCATCGATGCGAGCCCGCTGGCGATGCCGGTGAGAATGCCGACCACCGGCTTGATCATGGGGATGAGGACGGTCCCGAACTGCGCGGCCATGTCGATCACGGAGGCGCGCAGGGTGCGGAGCTGGTTGGCGAGGCTCCCCGAGGTGCGCTCGAAGTCGCCCTGCTGGACCTGCGTGTCCTTGAGGATGAGGTTGTATCTCGCTTGCACCTTCTGCGCCTCTGTGAGCTTCGCGCCGCGGGTGGCGATGCCCGAGGCGTAGGCCTCTTCCTGCACCCGCGCCTCGGAGAGCAGGACGCCGACGGTGCGCAGCGGCTCCGCTTCGCCGACGAGGCCGGAGCGCAGCTTTTCGAGCGCGTCCGCGACCGGGATGTTGTTGAAGCTCGCCATGTCGTTCGCCAGCTTGACGAAGTTCATGCTCATGTCGGCGGCGGCCTTGTCCGTGAGGCCCGTGGTCTTGAAGAGGTTGCCGAATGCGCCCGCCGCCGCCAGCGCCTCGGTCTGAGCCATGCCCAGCGACTTGGCGCCCGTCTCGCCGAAGTCGATAACCGCGCTCGCGGACTGGCCGAAGACCACCTTGACCTTGTTCATCTCCTCTTCGAGGTCGCTCGCCGCCATGACGGCGGCGCCCATGCCGATGACGATCGGCACGGAGGCGAAGAGGGTCATGGACTTGCCGGCGCCGGCGATCTCGCTGCCGTACTTCTTCCAGACCGATCCTCCCGAGGCAGCCTCCTTCTTGAGCGAGGCGAGCTGCTTCTCGGCGCGCTCGATCTGCTTGAAGTCGGCCTTGCCGTAGACATTGACGACTACTGCCATCAGTACGCCTCACCGATGCCGTCGAGATGCCGCTGCAATTCGTGCTCGGCGTCATCAATGCTCTTGCGGATGTCGCGATCGGTGGCGTGCGCCTGCAAATCGTAGGAGTCCCAGAGGAAGCGCCCGGGCGCGCCGAAACCGCCGAGCCACCGCACCATAGCGGCGCCCTGCGGGGTGATCGGGCCCGACCTCTTCGCGTTGCTCCTCTTCGTGCCGGCGAACTCGAACATCGCAGCCTCTTTGGTCAGGGCCAGGATGCGGCCTCCCGTGCGCCGGCCGGTGCTCCTCATGCGCACGGAGTAGTTCCTGCCCTTGCCGTGCCCCGTCTCGCGGATGCTCATCTCCGCGACCTTCGCAACGTTCGTGAGACTGGAGCGGATGGTCTTGTTGAGGCGCTTGAGGATGTCGGGCTCAAAGCCGCGCAACGCCTTGAGCGTCTCCTCGAGGCCCTCAATCTGGATCTCGGCGCCACCGGCGCGACGGCGCCCGGCCTCGTCCCGGATGATCTCGATGGGTGTTGCCGTCACCGCAGCTGCTCCCTCGCTTTCGCCATCAACGCCTGCCGCTTCGCGTCCTTCTCGCGCTGCTCCAGCCGCACCATGAGGGCGGCGAACACCTCCGCATCGCAGCGCTCCAGGTCGAGGCCGAAGCCGCAGGCCAGCGCCACGTCTGCGATCAGGAGGGCTGCGGAACTGATTCCCCCAGGCCTTCACCCTGCGGGTCGAGATTGCTGCGCAGGTACTCGGCGTGCTTCTCGTCGATCAGCCCCGCCATGAGCGCCGCGGCGATGCCCTTCTCGGTGGGCACCGGCTCAACCTCGGAGACGGTCTCCAGCCAGGCGTCGAAGCCCAGGGACTTCGCGACGAGCTCGGAGCGACGAGCCGCCAGCCAACAGTGGTAATAGAGGCGGTACTCGGCGTCCACCCACGTCTTGCCGTCGAGCTCGCGCTTGGCGCGCATCTCGTCGGCGGGGTGGACGGCGACGAGTTGCTCGGCCGGCGGCGGATCGCCGAGGTATCTCACGTGTGCCTGGAACATGCTTGCTGTGCCCCCTTCTCCTCAGACGGCGTAGGTCGCCTGCGTGTTGACGAGCGTCGCGGTGATCGGTGTGCCGGCGACGCGGTAGGCGAAGCCTGCGAGCTCCATCTCGACGGCGCCGCCCTCGGGGTCGGCCTCGGGGAAGTCGGAGAGGAAGGCCGCCTTTGCGCATTCGAGCTTCAGCGAGTCGGCCCCCTTCACGAAGGTCACTTCGAGGGAGCCGTAGAGGGCCACGCCCTGAATCGCTGTGCCTGAGTCCGAACCTGTGAGCATGGTGCGCCACAGGTCCATGTCGTCGGGCAGAACGGTCAGCGAGACCTCGACCTCGCAGAGGCCCTCGAACACATCGCCGGGCTCGATGCTGCCGGAGTAGAACTTGGCCCCTGCGGACCGCTTGATGGTCACCTTGCCGCCGAGCACGGAGGACTCGACCGGCGTGTCTGAGTCAACGTCGTACTTGAAGGTCCCGCCGACCGGGGTGAAGTAGTCCGCGGTGTCCATCTCGTCGGCGCTGGCGACGAAGGTCGCGGGGATCGACCAGGCGCCGCCGACGAATGTGGCGGCGACCTTGAGCGGCATATTCTCTTCCCAACTGATCTCCAGCTCGTCGAGCTTGCAGTCTTCGACGGCGTGCAGGGTGTCGTCGCCCTTCTGCTCGAAGATGGTGAAGTAGTCGAGCTCGTCGCCGAGCGTGGCGACGTGCGTGTACGTGCCGCCGGCGCCGGGCGCCGCGCCGCCGGCGAGGTTCGTGGCCACGAGCGCGGTGACGACGCCGACGCCGGAGTTTCCGGGCGCGATGGACGCCGTGATGAGCGCCTTGGCCTCGGCGTCCGCGTTGATCGCGGCGCGGACCTGCGCGGCTGTGGATGTGATGGCCTTGCCGGAGCCTGTGGCGAGGTTGACGGTGATGGCGAGGGTGTCCACGTCCACGCTGAGCACGGCGTTGGCCTCGTCCGGAGCGTCGAGATGGACGGTGATGCCGTTGCCGGCGGTCCCCGGCGTCTTGGCCAGGAAGGTGAGGTCGTTGTTCGCGCCGACGAGCGCGGTCGTGAGCACGGCGGGGACGGCGGGCGCGCCGCCGCTCGGGGCGGAGTCGCCGAGCGCGGCGAGCAGGAGAAGGCCGATCGAGCCGGGGTAGGCGCGCGTCTCGATCTTGGCGCCCGTCTCGATCTTGCTGCGATAGGCGCCGGCGGCCGCGAGGTAGGCGCTCGTCAGCCTGTCGGGCTCCTGCGCCGGCGAGACGATGAGTCCGCCACCGGCGAGGCCGAAGGCGAAGTAGGGATTGGCGGCGATGACACCCTTGCCGCTCTGCTTGGCGATTCCGAATACATCCTTGCCTTTTTGCAGTGGCATGGCCTAGGCCTCCTGTTGTTCGCTCACCCGTTCATCATCGAGGCGGCGTCACCCGCGGGCTCAGGCGAGCACGACGGTCGTCTGGTATGCCACCCTCAGCAGGAGGCCGTACTGCCTCGAGTGCTCGTCGGGGGCCGCCTCTCTCCCGGAGACGTTCGCCACGTGCGCCTCCTGCACCACGCCGCCGAGCGTGGTGCAGGAGGCGCACGTGGCG